TAGGCATGAACTATACCAGCATGGAGCAGTTTAAAGGAGGTTAACAATGAGTGAAGTTAATATTGGCGGGGTTTATACCCTTGTTGATTTGGTCAATATGATGGACCCGACAAACTCGCGGTTAGCGTTTGTGGCGCAGACCTTAGCGAGGAAGAATCCCATTGTCCGGGAAGTTCCGATCATGGAAGCGAATCAGATTCTTACCCATGTCGGCAATCGGCAGAGTTCGTTGCCCACTGTCCAGAAAAGGGCGATCAACGATGGCGTCCCCAAGTCCACTCACAAGGAAGTTCCTGTCACAGCCCCCATGTCCCTCTTTGAGGCAATGAGCCAGATTGACGAGGAAATCCTGAAACTGGCCGGGGCAAACGCTGAAGGTGTACGGCAAAGAAAGGATGCCGCATTTATCGAGGCGATGGCGCAGTCGGTAGCTGATGAGGTCATTTACGGCAGTATCGGTGATGATGTCCTGGGCTTTAACGGCCTGGCAACGATGTTCAATTCATCCACCACGTACCCCAATGGGGATTCAACCTGGTATTACAATGTCCAGCTTGCCGGGGGTAGCGGATCGGACACCACCTCTATTTGGGCTGTTGAATGGGGCCCCGAAAAAGCACACCTCATTTATCCCAAAGGAACGCAGGCCGGGCTTGAGATCAACGACCTCGGCAAACAGTTGGTTACCGGCGTTACCGCAAGCACCGAGTTCGTGGCGTTTGTGACTCAATTTAAATGGCGCTGTGGTCTGTTTGTGCAGGATGAGCGCTGCGTCCAGCGGATTGCCAATATCGAAACATCCGGTTCGTCCAATATTTTCGATGACGATCAGCTTATTACTGCGCTGAACCGTCTGCCTGATATGGGCGAAAATCCCAATACGAAGATTTACGTCAATAGGACGATCCGCACGCAGATGGATATCCGGGTGAAGGATAAGAACAACGTCAACTATGTGAACGTCAGCGATGCGTTCGGAAAGCCTGTTCTGTATTTCCGTGGCGTTCCTGTTCAGGTTTGCGACGGCATTAACAATACCGAAACGGCCATTTCCTAAGGAGGATTGAACGATGGGTTATAGAGACTACAAACTTGTTTTGAGCGCCAGCCAGGCGGTTACTGCCGATGCGGATAGCACCTACTTCCTTGACACGGAACAGACCTATCCCGGCTGGCAGAAGGGAATGCCCGCCGCGATCATCATCAACGTGGAAGCCAAGACCACGGCGGGAACGGGGATTACCTTTGAGGTATGCCATTATGCCAGTGAACCTACCCACAGCACGACCACCCTTGTCAGTGTTCCGGTGCTTGCCGCTGACCTTGCAAAGGGTGATCAGATTGTAATCCCGCTGCCACAGGGAGTTGAATTGCTGCGTTATGTCCGGCTGTATTATGACATTACCGCAGGCACGGAAAGTTACACCCTGTCGGCGTATTTTACCCCGATGTTGGCCCCGATTTAACAGGAAGAACCATTAACAAGGTTGCCGGTTGGTGAGAGATTGCCAACTGGCAACCGTCTCAAAGGATGGATAAATGGCTTATTCCATTGTCGGCATAGCGAACATGGCATTACAGAAGTTAGGGGCGAAAAGTTCAATCACTTCCTTAACTGATGGCACGCCAAACGCGACCAAAGTAAGCGTTGTTTGGGAGTACATCTTAAACGAAACACTGGAAACCATTAAGCCGAGCTTTGCCAAGGTGCGGGTTGCGCTTTCACAGAGCAGCACTACTCCGGCGAATGATGACCAATATCTTTACGCTTACCCCTTCCCCTCCGATTACCTGGCGCTTGCAGATGGCCGGGCCGATGATGTGGCAATCTGGCCGGAGGATGTTGCGCCTTATACTGTCGAAACGCTGGCTGACGGCACGTTATGTTTGATGACCAATTACGACAGCACTACGGCTGGATATTCCATTTATCTTACCTATATTCGCAAGACCACAGACCCCAGTAAATATTCCGCCCTGTTTATCAACGCCCTTACCTTCAGATTGGCTGCTGAGTTGGCTTTTTCAGTCACAGAAGGCACTGGAAAGTTCGAGGCGATGACTAACTTGTATGCCAAGGCTCGTTTAAAAGCGATAGCTTCAGACCGCACTCACCGTTATTTAGCCAACGAGAAGGCCAATGCTGATTGGGAAGGGGCAGGGAGATAATGCCTAAATCCGCACCGATGATAAACAACTTCTCCGGCGGCGAACTCACCCCGAGGCTTGACGCCCGGACAGACCTGCAAAAGTATTTCACGGGCTGCACGATCCTTGAGAACATGATCCCCTTTATTGAGGGGGGAGCTACGGCCAGACCGGGGACATATTTTGTTACCGAAACAAAGAACTCCGCGAAGTGTTCAAGGTTGTTCGCCTTCCAGTTCTCCACGGTGCAAGCCTACATCATCGAAGCCGGAGAGTATTACTTCAGGTTTTATAAGGACAGTGGGCAAATTGTAGTCGCTTATGCGGCATGGGGAACCGGCACGGCCTATGCTTTGGGTGCGCTTGTAACCAACAGCGGCACGCATTACCGTTGTCTTATTGCCCATACTTCCGGCACTTTTGCCACAGATTTGGCGGCTGGCAAATGGGTAGCGACTGCAGGGGCAACTGATCTTGCTTATGAAATTCCTTCGCCCTACACGGAAGCGCAAGTCAAGGAATTAAAGATCACGCAAAGCGCAGACATTCTTTACATTGCCCATCGAAGCCATAACATCCGTAAGTTGTCCCGAACGGCACACACCACATGGACGTTGACGAACTTTGTTGCCGCGATAGATGTGGCGATGACTATCACGGGAGCAACAAAGGCAAACCCTTGTGTTGTTACAGCAACCTTAGGCGCGGGGGGGTCATTTCCTGAAGCCGGGGATTCTGTCTATATCGCGTCCGTTGCAGGAATGACGGAATTAAATGATAGTTTTTTTGTTGTGGCAGCTCCAAACAGCGGGGCGGGAACCTTCCAGCTTTCTGGCATTAATTCTACAGCTTACACGGAATACAGTTCAGGCGGTACGGCGACAAGGGTACAGTTCGGGACATCCGATAACAATCCAGGAGCCATTGCTTTTTATGAACAACGGTTCATGGCCGGGGGAACCAACAACAACCCGCTTGATATTTTCGGTTCTGCTTCGTCAGACTTTGAGAATTTCATCCAAGATTCCAAAGATTCCAGTTCCGCGCTGCAATATTCCCTTCTGTCTGACAAAGTTGATGGCGTCCGGTGGATGATCGGGGAAGAATATTTGATGATTGGCACCCAGGGTGGAGTGTGGCGACTCGGTTCTTCATCTACCACTGAAGGGCTGGCAATGGACAATGTTTCTGCGAAACGGCAATCATCGGGCGGCGTTATGGATATGGATGCGGAGATGGTGCAATCTTCTGTTATCTATGTCCAACGTGGCGGAATGACAGTTCGCAAAATGGAATGGGATTATGCCACTGATAAATATGCCACCTTGGATGTTAACCGTATTTCCAAGCACATCACCAAAGGCGCAACAAGAGCATTATCGGGCATTGTGGATATGGATTGCCAATCAGAACCGATACCCATTTTATGGGCAGTACGGGCTGACGGGCAGTTATTGGGGATGTCCTATGAACCGGCAGAAAATATCATGGCGTGGTTCAGGCTTATCACTGTCGGAGCCTTTGAAAGCGTGGCGTGTATCTCCGCAGACAGTGACGAAGATCAAGTTTGGGAGATTGCCAACCGCACCATCGGAGAAGCAACCAAAAGATATGTGGAGTATTTCAAACCACAAGAATTTTTTGCAGTTTTTGAAAATGCCTTCTTTGTCGATTCCGGCCTTACCTGGGATGGTGGGGCAACGGTGGACATTACCGGCATAACGCAGGCAGACCCGGCGGTGGTATCGGCAGCAGGACATACTTTCACCGATGGCATGAAGGTCAGGATAACCGGTGTGGAAGGAATGACGGAGGTCAATCTTGGTCTCACTCAGGCTTACACGGTAGCTAATGCTGTTTCCGAAGTCTCCTTTGAACTTGACGGGATAGATTCAACCGAATGGACTGAATACGATTCGGGCGGTACGGCACAGCAGGTAGCAAACACCGTAACCGGCCTCAGTCACCTTGAAGGAGAAACGGTTTCCATCTTGACTAATTATGGGGCAGCACCGGCGGCAGAAGTGGCTTCCGGCGCAATAACCCTCACTTATTACGCCAATGTGATAACCGCAGGGTTGCCCTACACGTACAATTTGAAACCAATGAAGATTGAACCGGGCGCTTCTGACGGTTCAAGTAAGGGCAAAAAGAAGCGAATATACAGGTTGGCGGTGTCCTTCTTTGAAACATACGGCGCAAAGTGGGGATATGACGTTGACTCCTTGGTTGATGTTCCTTTCGGCTCAGGCGGGACACCTTCCTTGTTCACCGGAGATAAAGAAACAGACTTTGACATGGATTATGAAACAGGGGCAACAGTTCATATTCAAGGATGTTCGCCCTTGCCGATGACTGTGCTCTCAATCGCTCCTTCGATGGTGGGGGAATAATGTTTGTAAAATACGAAGAAGAACACGCCAGAACAATCATCCGGGACAATCTACGCGGCGAGGAGAGTTGGGTGAATGACAACGACCTGGAAGGAATGTTGAAATATTACGCCAGTTCTATTGCCAAGACACTTCTTATTGAAGGTGCGCCGGTAGCATGTGCAGGAATAACCATTGAGCAGTGGGGCGTGGCGAATGCTTGGGCATTATTCTCAACGAGGTTCCATAACCACAAAGTAAAGGTTTACCGGGAAATCAAGCGGGACTTGGGCAGGGTAATTAAAGAAAACAATCTTGTCCGGGTGCAATGCTTTGTTGACCCAAGATACCAGAACTCCATTGATTTTATCGAATGCCTGGACTTCCAATGCGAGGGACTTATGCGAAAAGCAGGGCCTAACGGTATTGACTATCTGATGTATGCAAAGGTGACATAATGGCTTATGCAGCAGCAGCGGCAGCTATTTTAGCGGCAGCGACAACAGCTTACGGAACTTATGTGTCCGGCCAGAACCAACAGACGATGGCTGATTACAATGCCAAGGTTGCGGCCAATGATGCAGCGGCGGCGCAACATCAGGCCGAGTATGACGCTGAAGCAAGTGCCGAGAGATACAAAATTCTCATGGGCAGGCAACGGGCCTTGTATGCCAAGGCCGGAGTTGACCTTACTTCCGGATCTCCCTTGCTGGCAATGGCAAATCAGGCTTACGAGGCAGAAGAGGAAAAGCAGGCGATCCTTTACGGTGGTAAGGTGAATAGCTCAAAAGCATTGAATCAATCTACCCTTTACAGTCTCACCGGATCATCGGCTGCCAGGGCCGGGAATATCGGGGCGACTTCTTCTTTCTTATCCGGGGTAGCCAATGCCGCAAGCTCCTATGGAATGAATACGAAAACAACCAAATAGGATAGCCGATGCCAAGAATACCTTTCGTCCAATCTGAACAGCGAATACCGGGAACGTCAGGCGGTACATATGCGCCAATGAATGACCCTGTTGGTCAGGCGATTACTCATGCCGGAAACCAAATGGGGCAGGTTGTTGACCAGCATAACAGCAATCTCCGGGCAGAACAGCGGTTCGAAGAACACCAGAAAAACATAGAGCGCCAACTAAAAGCGAACTCTTACGAGACAAACCTTAAAACAAACCGAGATATATTAGTGGAAAGTTATAAGGAGCGGTCTGATTACGATAAGTGGTTTGACGGAGAAGGCAAAGTAAC